ATTACCAGCAAACATAGCTGTTGGTTATGGAATTACACAGAATGTCCCACCAAATACTGTTTTAGCAGGTTCGGGAACAACTTCATTGTTAACAGGATTCTTTAAAGGTATTGTTACAGAGGTTGACTCTGCTAACAATAAAGTATCAGTCAAGGTACTAGAGCAAGTTAATAGCGCAGGAGTTTCTACAGAGGTAAATTATCAACCAAATGGTTTATACAAGTTTGGTAACACCGCAGTTGCAATTCATACAACTGGTGTTGGAGCTGCATATACAACTGGTAACGTGCCAACTGGAAACGTAGACTGGTTTGACTCACAAACAATTCAGTTAACAAACTCAACAATTAACTGGAATAACATTGCAGATCGTCCAGGCACATCATCATTCGCTGAAGCACGTAATTCAAGATTTGATGAAGTTCATGTCGTGGTGATTGATGATTTAGGTGAAGTAACTGGTAATGCAGGTACAATCTTAGAGAAGCACTTATCACTTTCAAAAGCAAAGGATGGTGAGTATTCATTAGGATCACCTTCATACTGGAGAAAGTATACTTACAACAATTCATCAAATATCTTTGCTGGTGGTGCACCTGCAGGTATAGTTACCACATCATTTGGTACTGGTGGTTCAAACTTTACTCCTTCTTCTGATATAGGTTGGGATCAAAATGCACAAGGAATAAGATTCGGTGCAACAGGTGTTAACACACTCACTTTAGGTGGTGGTAAAAACTATGATGGTGGTACAGATGAGGAAGCAGATGGAGCATTCCAAGTTACTTTATCTGGACTAGCAAATGGTTATCAACTATTTGAAGATGATAATTTAAACTCAGCAGATTTCATACTGATGGGTTCTGGAAATCATACAAAAGAAACAGCACAATCATTAGCAAATAAAATTATCTCTGTTGCAGAGATAAGAAAAGATGCAGTTGCATTTGTTTCACCACATCGAGGTGCATTCCTTAGTGATGGAAGTGCAGGATCTGTGACAGTCTTTAATGATTCACAAATCACAGATAATGTTATAAGTTTCTTTGCTCCTGTTTCATCATCATCATTTGCAGTATTTGATAGCACCTACAAATACATGTATGATAGATTCGCAGATACATTCAGATATGTTCCAATGAACGGAGACATTGCTGGATTATGTGCAAGAAATGACATTAATAACTTCCCTTGGTTCTCACCAGCAGGGACTGCAAGAGGTGCAATACTAAATGCAGTTAAACTAGCATATAACCCATCTCAAACACAGAGAGACCAGTTATATTCAAATCGAATTAATCCAATCATCTTCTCACCTGGTGGAGGAATAATTCTATTCGGTGATAAGACTGCGTTGAATAAATCATCAGCATTTGATAGGATAAACGTTCGTAGATTGTTTATCTTCCTTGAGAATGCGATCTCTTCTGCTGCAAGAGATCAGATGTTTGAATTCAATGATGAAATTACAAGGACAAACTTTGTAAACATTGTTGAACCATTCCTTCGTGATGTACAGGCAAAACGAGGAATCTTTGATTTCAGAGTTATCTGTGATGAAACAAATAACACTGCAGCAATCATAGATAATAATGAATTTGTCGCAGACATCTTCATTAAACCTGCAAGATCAATTAACTTTGTCGGTCTAACCTTCGTTGCTACACGAACAGGTGTATCATTCGAGGAAGTAGTCGGTTCTGTTTAAAAAGAGGTAATTAAGTAAAATGGCAACCCAATTTAATAGACCACCTTTAAGACGTATTACTGACTTTAAAAGTAAGTTAGTAGGTGGTGGTGCAAGACCGAATCTATTTGAAGTCGAACTTGCTTTTCCAGAAGAGATAAGTATCGACAATGATGTGAAGGATAAGGCAAGATTCTTAGTCAAAGCAGCTGCCTTACCTGCTTCAAACATCACTCCAATAGATGTCAATTTTAGAGGAAGGATTCTAAAAATCGCAGGTGATAGAACATTCGACACATGGACTATTACCGTAATCAATGACACTGATTTCTCAATTCGTTCTGCTTTTGAAAAGTGGATGAATTCAATTAATAGATTATCAGATGCAACTGGTGCAAATAATCCAGCAGATTATCAAGAAGATGCTTATGTTCATCAACTTGATCGTGATGGATCGACTCTTAGAACTTACAGATTCTATGATGTTTTCCCAACAAATATAAGTCAGGTTGACTTATCTTATGAAACAGTTGACACAATAGAGGAGTTTACGGTAGAATTACAAGTACTATACTTTGAATCAATCAAAGGTGTCGGTGAAAATGCTGGAGGAGAGAGCATAAGTTAAAACTGATAAATAGTGCTATAATAAAAGAAAAATAGTTATACAATGGCGAAACTCTTTGGATTCTCAATTGATGATTCGGAAAAAACACCCGATTCAGTGGTCTCACCCGTTCCTCGATCTAACGAGGACGGGGTTGACTATTTTGTGCAATCTGGGTTTTATGGTCAATATGTAGATATAGAGGGAGTATATCGAACAGAATATGATTTAATCAAAAGATATAGAGAAATGGCACTTCACCCTGAGTGTGATGGTGCAATTGAAGATGTTGTAAATGAAGGTATAGTAAGTGATTTATATGATTCTCCTGTCGAAATAGAGTTATCAAATGTTAATGCGACAGATAAATTAAAAGATAGAATTAGAGAAGAATTTACTCATATTAAAGAGATGATGGACTTTGATAAAAAGTCTCATGAAATTTTTAAAAACTGGTATGTAGATGGAAGATTATATTATCTAAAAGTTATTGATACAAAAAATCCCCAAGATGGTATTCAAGAGATCAGATATATTGATCCGATGAAGATGAAGTTTGTTCGTCAAGAAAGAAATACAAAGAACAAAGGTAATCTACCTTTAGATCCATTAGCTGGTGGTGGTGTTAAAAAAGATAATTATCCTGAGATAGATGAATATTATATTTACACTCCAAAACCAAGTTACCCTACTTCGATGTATTCATCAGGTTCTGGTAATGGTGCAAAAGGACAAATTAAAATCGCAAAAGATTCAGTATGTCATGTGACATCAGGATTATTTGATCGTAATAAGGGAACTTGTTTATCTTACTTACATAAAGCAATCAAGGCACTTAATCAATTAAGAATGATTGAAGATAGTCTTGTAATTTACAGATTATCAAGAGCACCAGAAAGAAGAATATTTTATATTGATGTTGGTAATCTTCCAAAGGTAAAGGCAGAGCAATATCTAAAAGAGGTGATGAGTCGTTATAGAAACAAACTTGTCTATGATGCAAATACTGGAGAAGTTAGAGATGATCGTAAGTTCATGTCTATGATGGAAGATTTCTGGCTACCAAGAAGAGAAGGTGGGAGAGGAACTGAAATCACAACATTACCTGGTGGACAAAACTTAGGTGAACTTACAGATATTGAATATTTTCAAAAGAAATTATATCGTGCATTAGGTGTTCCAGAATCAAGAATTGCAAGTGATGGTGGATTTAATTTAGGTCGTTCATCAGAGATATTAAGAGATGAATTAAAGTTTGCAAAATTTGTAGGAAGACTTAGAAAAAGATTTGCAAATTTATTTAATAATTTACTTAAAACTCAGTTAATTTTAAAGAACGTAATTACACCAGAAGATTGGGATATGTTAAGTGATCATATTCAATATGATTTCTTATATGATAATCAATTTGCAGAATTAAAAGAGTCTGAATTAATGAACGAAAGATTAGGTACTCTTGCAACCATAGAACCATATATTGGTAAGTACTTTTCAAATCATTATGTAAGAACAAAAATTCTTCGTCAAACTGATCAAGAAATTGAAGATGGCACTATACCAGATCCAAGTGCTGTAGATCCTATAACAGGACAACCTCTTGAAGGTGGTGGTCAAGATTTAGGTGCAGTTCCAACTGATGAAGATCCTGATGATGCTGCTTCAAAATTAACTGACGCAGAGTTCCAAAAAGATGTTAAGTCAGCAGAGATATAAATAGTCAAGATATCTTAACATAATATTAAACATGGATGAATTACTTGATATGATTGCAACTGATAGTTCCGCATCGGATATATCGGATTCGATCAAAGATACATTGTATGCAAAAGCAGCTGAGAGAATCAATTCTCAAAGACCTGATACTGCAGCGCAATTATTTGATCCATCTATTGCAGATACAGAAGTAGATGACTCTGCAGAAGAGGAATCATAAATAACACTATCACGGTTGATTATAAAAAATGGCAGCTTTTAAGGTCGTACAAAAACTTGGTTCCGTAACAGGAAGTAATAGTAGAACAATAGCATTAAAATCAGGTTATATCAGAGTAACACCTGTAGCAGATTCTTTTATAGAAGTTGGAACAGGTGCTGAAGCAACTGCTGATAGTAGTTTATTTGTTGCTGCAGATACTTCAGTTGTTTTTAAAGAATACGTAGCATCTTCAAATATAGTTGGTGTAACTACAGGAAATGCAACAACTACTTTCACATTTCCATCTGGAATTGAATCACCATTTGCAGTAGGTGATACTATTCAAGTAACTGGTACAACTGGTTTTAATACCACATCAGCATCGGTCACACAAATTATTCCAGCAAATTATGGAACATCAGGTTTTGAAAGTAGTAGATCTGGTAAGGTTGTTATCGGTGTTGGTTCAAGTGACAAATCAACTGCAGATATAACTGGTGAATTAAGAAGAGTGATATTAGTTGATGTCGCAACTAGTGGTTCAACTAAAACTCATATCACAGAAGTTCAAGTAGCAGGAGATTTCTAATGAAACTTATTACGGAAGAAGTAGCAAGAGTTAAATTTATCGTAGAAGGTAAAGGTGCTCAGAAAAAAATGTATATTGAAGGTGTATTCCTTCAAGGTGAAATTAAAAACCGTAATGGTAGAATGTATCCAATTAATACTCTTGCAAAAGAGGTTAATAGATACAATGAA